TTCTTTTGTAATTGTATTTACAATTTCTTTTGCAGCATCTGTATCTCTTGCTTTTAAACCTTGCTTAGTCATTTCAGCTGCGAATACTTCTTCAGGTAAATCACCTCTTGGTCTAAATGGTGCACCTACATATTTATTAATCCATCTTTCAAATGCGCTGTCACTGTAAGCTAGTTCTTTTCCTCTTTGTGCTAACGCTTTAGCTCCTTTACCAACACCTGCAATAACCGGTGTAACTAATAATGATTCAGAACCAAATTTAATTCTGTTTAATAATCGTCTAGATGCTTCTTCTCTACCATAAGTTTCTTCTCTATCTAATGCAGTCGGTCCACCAAATAAATCTCCAAAGCTACCTATTTTATCTGCATCAGTTATAAAAGCTTCTCCAGTTGCACCACCCATGATACCTGTAACAAATTTTCTATAGCCAGCTTTTTTATTTAATTTTTCTACTTCTTCTAATGCTCTCTTAGATTCTTTTCCAAACTTTGCATAAGTACCTGCTTTTTTAGCATCTAAAGCTCTTTGAGCTAATTTAGTACCTGCTTTAAAACCTGCAGTTCCCGGTATACCTATTTGAGTAAATACTTCTGCTAGTTTACCAATAGTTCTTTCTTCTGCAATTTCTTCAAAAGGATTGATGTCATCAAAAAATCTTTCAACAGATGCAACTGTATCTGTGTCAGCACCTAAATCAATTAGTTCTGCACCTAATGATACAATACCTTCTGGAACTTTTATTAAACCTGATATTAAACCTGCACCTAATGCACTATACCAACTAGTTTTACTGTCGGCTTCAGCTGAGTTAAATGGAATTAATTCCGCCATTTGTTATCCTAACTGCTAAATTCTGATGTGCCAAAATTTTTAGGAGCACTTTCTTGTAATTCTTTTAATTTTCTCTGTTGTTCTTCATTTAAATATTGAAAACTTTTAGTAGTTTCTTTAATTGTTTCAGTACCCCCTGGAGTTGTTTCAGTCACTTCTGTTATTTGTTCTTCTCCTCCAGCTAAATCAACTGGTTGTAAACCTTGTTCAGTTAATAAATATGCTTTACCATCATTTACGTTGTAGTATATTTTTTGTGATCCACCTGCTTTAATTCTGCTTTTCATAATTTTATTTAATTGTTTTTCATTACTCACATCAACATCAATATGACCACCAACTTTACTTTCTCCAAAATTTTCAGCTATTTGATTTCTTATTGTAACTTCATAAGTTGCTCTTCTTCTACCTTTAGTTAAATCAGGGCCATCATCACCGTAACTTTCAGCGTAAACAGGAGTAAATTCTTTTATTTTATCTTCTGTAGTTCCACGTTCTAATTCATCAGCTTCTTTTAATATTTTAGATCTTGTTTCATAATCTGCTTGAGATTTTTTTTGTTGTAATTCTAAATCTTGTAAGTATTTAGCATCAGCTCTTTCTTTAGCAGCTAAAATTTCTGATTGTGATAAATCTCTACTTAGGTCAGCTTGTTTATCAGCTAATTCTTTTTTAAATAATCTATCTCTTTCAGAAGCTTCTAATTCACTTCTTTGTTTCATAGCGGCCCCGGTAGCCTGAGTCCGGATGCTTCTTAGGAAATCATCTTCTTTTTGTTTAGATGCTATCATAGATGCAACTGGTTTTTCAGCTGCTGCAATTAAATTAGCAAATGTTCCACCACCAGTTTGTTTAGCTGCTGCTGGCCCATACTGTAGTAAAAATTGTGTTAAAGGATCGTAACCTCCTCTGTCTCCAGCTGCTTCTAATAATAAATCTATGTTTTCTTTTGTCATAGATTTTAAATCAGGTAAATCCATTCGTGGAGAAGACGCAGTAGGTTTTTCCATATATGGTGTAAATGAAAACTGATCAGTTTCACCTATAAAAGGATCAGGTGTTCCTGTTTGATATTGTTCTCTGTCAACAATACCAGTCATAATACCTTCGTTGACTTGACCGCCTTTTCTAAACATAGGTCTTTTTAATACTTTGCTCATATTTAAAACGCTCTATATAAACCAGCTAATGTAGCACCTGCACTAATTCCAGTTTGAAGTGCACTTGGTGATGGTGAAGTTTGTGTAACAGTTTGACCAGGGTATCCTGATATTAGACCCATGATGCCTGAACCATATTGTTGTGCAGTGGTTAGGGGTTGATATAATTGTTGTGATAATAATTGTTGTTGTGCAGATAATTGAGCTTGGTTCTGTGCTTGATTCATACCACCTAAAGTAGTTAAACCCGCAATTTGTGCACCTGCTAATGCAGGAGATTTTGTAGCCAAATTCATTTGTTGACCAAATGCTTGATTCGCCAATTGATTAGCTTGAGTAAAACCTTGTTGTAATAAATTTGCTTGTATACCTGCTCTGTTTCTATCTGATGAAGATTGATATTCTGCTCTTTGTACACCTTCACGTCCTCCACCAAATGCACCTGCAGCTATTGCTGCTGCTGGAACACCTTGTGCTCCTTTTTGTGCTTGTATGTCATATTCTTGTAAAGTTGTATTAATTACGTCCTGTTGATATGGAGACATAAATTGTTTGTATGCCTCTGGTCCAGAAAAACCTTCAGCTGCTTCTAAATATGGTTTATATGAACCTAATCCTCCAGCTAGTTCCATTGCTTGTTTTTGTAATGGATCTAAATCTGCAATAAACTGTGGTCCTAATATTTTAGATAAATCTGCACCCTTTAATCCACCAATTGCTTCTTTTAATTGGTCTAAATAAAGTTTACTTTCGCCTTCTATAAAGGTAGCGGGAGCTACATTTGTTGTAGTTGTTTCAGCCATTATACTCTACCACCTTTTTCTAATTTTTTCATCATATCATACATACGTTGTGCTCCTTTGTTGACATTACCGTCACCCATTCCTCTTACAGCATCAGCTGTAAATACAAATTCATTATTGGCCAACATCGCTGGGATGTCATCTGCCTTTTCTTTTACACCAACTGGGGGAATAAATCCACCACTATCTCTAAGGTCTAATTCTGTAACTCCTGCAGGATTTTGATTTAATGGTAATCCTTCTATTCCTGCGGCTTTAATAGCATTTTGTTCCATTTTACCACCCATAGCAGATCTTTTTCTTTCTGATTCTCTAATTCTATTAATATAATCTGTTAAGGATTCACCAGGCATTACATCAATACCTCTTTCATATGCATCAATTAAATCTCCATAATCTTCTGATCCATTACCATAACCTATTCTACCACCCTCTGCTCTGTATTCATAAGTCTGGCCTTCTATAAATCTATCTACTTGCATTGGTGTAGCGTCTGGATTTAGTTTCTTATAACCATCTCTCATGTATGCTTTTAAAGCTTCTACGTCTCTTACTTGACTTTCGTCTTCTACACCTGCTGCTTCTAATGCTTGTAGCGCAGCCCCACCTAAGGAACCTATTCCAAACATAGCTGCGGTTTTACCAAATGTTTTTTCTCCACCAAAAAAGTTTTTAACTTTACCAAAAATATTTGGGTTTGTAGTAGCTGCTCCTTTAAAATCTAAAGCGGGTGCAAATTTTGTACCTCCACCAAATAAAAAATTACTTGCTCCAGTTTTTAAAGCTTGAGGCGCAAAACCACTAAATATACTTTGTCCTGCAGCTCCAGGTAATCCAAAAGCCCCTATACCCAATAGAGCAGCTTTACCTATAGGTGATTTAACTATTTTTTTAACACCTTTAGTTAATTTTTTAACAAAGCTACCTAAGCCATACATTTGTCTTGGTTGTTGCATACGTGATATTGTCATATATTATATATTTAAACTAGTTTAAGGCAGGTATATAAACCTGTAAATGCTATACTTTATTTGATTTTTTTATCAACGTCAACACGTTTTAAAGCTTCTAATTGATCATAAAATCTACCACAATACTGATGCTCTCCAACATGTGTAATGTAGTCTAATGCATAGATATATACTTTACCTCCCATATCTGTCCATCGTTGACAGAAACCAAAGTCTTCACCAAAGTATCTTTTAGTTTCTACATCATGTAACGTATCGAATAAATTATAAAAATTCTCTTTTGATGTTTCTTTACCATTAACTATTGTAGGTTGATATATTTTTAATTCTGGATGATGTTTTATCATTTTTTCTACAACTTCTCTTTTAATTAACATACATCCAGTAGGAGCATGACTAACTTCTATGACCCCATGATCAGATATAATTTCTTGTTGATTATCTAGTTTAAGTGGAAAAAAGTAACCTGCTTTTAACAAATCATCTTTTGTTTTTACTAAATCTGTTTGATGTAATTTTGCCCACATTCTATCTGTGTCGATCATTTTCATTGGATAAGGACATGCAATAATATCTTTATCAGCACCTATCATTTTAAATATTGTATTTGCTTCAAAGTCTATGTCTGAATCAATAAATAATAAATAATCATAATTATCAGAATGATTAAGAAATTCTGCTACACATAAATTTCTACCTTGTGTAACCAAAGATGATTTTAGTAAACTAAAACTAACCAATATATTTTGTTTCATACACTCCATTTGGAATTTTAAAACCGCTTGTGTATAATGCATAGACACATCACTATGACATGGAGTACAAACCATTATTTTTGTAACAGCGCTTCCACTTAAATTTATTTCCAACACGCTTCTGTTTTCTATCTTATTATGTTTTATAGTTTGATAAGTATCATCATTTGCAGTGGTTGTTTTATCTTCAAACCAAATCGGTTTATTGTTTTGCATTTATTGCTCCTTTTAAAAATCTATTCCAAGCGTTTCCTTTTATTTTCCAATCGTAAAAATGATTAACAAATTTTTGTTGCATTTTTAAATGTTCTGCCATACCTGAATCCTGTAAAGATAATGCAGCCATCTCAATACTGCTTGCAAATTTTTTAGCTAAACTTCTATAATCATTAGAATAAGGAATATACATTGGAAACTCAGCTCCTGTTTCATATAAAGCCCCATAATTAGTTGTCACACAATAGAGTCCAGCAGCCATGGCTTCTAGTAAAGATATACAAGATGTCTCTTCCCAAATACTAGGATATACAAACAATCGATAATCTTTTAAATTTTCTTTAATATAATTATTTGGTTTATATCCAATATAATTTACGTTTGGTAATTCTTTTGCTTGATTATATAAATCATGGTAATGATGATCATTGTGATCATGAAATGCTTTACCATATACTTCTGTTGAAGAATAAACATCTAAACTAATTAATGGATTTCTAATCAACTGCATTGCACCTAACAATACAGATAAACCTCTCCACGGAGTACAGTGATGTATAATTTTTATAGGTTCACCTTTTTTATAAATAGTTGGAACAGGTTCAATATTTTCTATACCATTTTTTATAACTAAACATTTTTCTGTAGGTAGTTCAAATTTTTTAATAAACTGTTCAAAGTTCCAATTAGAGTTAAATACATACCAATCATATTTATTATGATTTGATTTATCTTGAAACCAGTTAATTAAATTTCCTTGATCCCAAGAATTTTTTTGCCACAAGATATTTATTTTATTTAAACTAGGGGGTATTTTTTCTGGAACTGATGTACAAATTTGAACTTGATCTAATAACTTTGGATCAACATGTTTTATTAAATATTCAAATTGTAATTCTGTTCCACCTCTAGGACTTTGGTTTGTCATTATTTTGATTCATAACTTTCTGTAAAACGTTTAATCCTTTCGGTGATACCTCTACTTTAATATCTTGTGCAATATGTTCTGCCACTGTTTCAGTATTAGGATCAGCTATATCAGCTTCTTTTTCTGCTTCGTCTTTATATACTTTATTTGTTCTTGTATTTTTAAATGTAACTGTTGTAGTACAATCTATTTTTAATAAATCTTCGTTAGCCATTTTGATCCTCTCTACTTATTTCTAGTATTGATAGTGTGGCACTTATACCAGATGTATCAGAAGTTTCAAGAGCAATTGAATCATTATCTTCTAGAATAATAGGTCCTTTTGCTAAATTACAAATAGTAGGACCTGTTACAGAAGCATATGCAACAACAAAAGAAGTAGATGCAGAGCTGTCTGTTACATGAGTTTTAACTACTTTTGATCCTGATTCATTAGTTACTTGTATATTTTGTATAATTGCATTTGCATTACTCGGACAAGTGTATGTTGTTACAGCTGTTGTAACTGTTGGATCATAGAATGCGTTTTTATAAAAGTTTGCCATTAATTATCTATGAGTATTAACTCAAATCCTCCATTACATGCTGATGCATTATTTGCAATTGCTTGAAAATCTATATCAGTTTTTTCTGTCACTTTGTTAATTGCAAACTTTCTCCAATTATTAAACCCACCTCTGGCTGATGCATATTCTTTAGCATTCCATGCAGCGTCAGTTACAGTGTTGTCTCTAGTCATTAATCTAAATGTATGCTCACTATCTTTTGCAGATGAAAAGTTTATATTTATAATAAACCCAGTTTTACCCGCAGGTATTGTATATAAAGCCATTAATGTTTGACCCTGTCCAATTGTGTTAAAACTAATTTGTGCCAGTAAATCTCCAGAAGTTGTATGACTCATAGTGATGGTTCCTTCGTTAGTTTCACTTGATCCTGCTGTAACTACTCTTGCTCTAAATACTCTCAAAAAGTTTCCTGAAGTTGTAACAGTAGTTGTACCATCCATAGTAACTGTTTCTGTTAAGATGTTCCAAGAAGAATCTAATCCTTGTATTTCAATAGTTCTTGCACCTGTACTTCCATCATCATCATTAGCATCATCACTTACAACATCTAAAGTATCTGCAGCTGTTGGCCATGGATATAAATTACTACCATCCCAAATAGTTTCAAATCCCGATGATTTAATATCTGGATTAGAACCAAATTTAGAAACATTTGTGTAACCAGTAAAATCACCTTTAGCAACTGCAAGAAAAAAATCTATATCACTAGTACCTGGAATAGTTCCACCTGTTGTATTTACATTATTACATGAACTCATTAGCAACCAAACCTTGAATTAAACCAAGTAAATCTTTCTAATTCTTTTCTTAAATCATCTTGAAATGAAAAATTAAGTTGGTCTTTTAAGGTAGACAAAGATTCTAAAATTTGTCTTTGATTCTCTACATTATATTCTTGTTTTGGTTCTGGTACATATGCAGTTATTTTAGCCATTATCTTCTTCCATCTGGTTTTATATCTACTCTTAATGTTCCATAACGCCAAGTCTCACCTATAGCATCATTTTCTATTTTAATTGCAAGTAGTCTTCCTCTAGCTCTAGTGTCTACTTTATCAGTGGATGATGTTATTGTAAAGGGTCCAAGGGGTGAACTAGATGCTGTATCACTTGGATAGTTGTTTAATAATAGTGTTACTTTTGAATTACCAGTTAGTACTTTAAAGTCTGGTATAAATCGTTTCATAGACATAATAAATTCGCCATCACCTTGTAAATTAGCCACATTATTAGTGTTAGTAATATCAAAATCACCTGATTTAATAAAAGCATCAATTGATGTTATACCCGAGCTATTGACTTGATCGGTTCCTTTTTCGTGTTCATAGTAAGTAGACGCACCAAAAGTATTTGTAATACCTTGAATTGGAAAATTAGGTAAGGCAGTTTTATCATACTCAGCTGCATATGGTAAATCATAGACACCTGTGTCAATGTAAGATGTTCTGGCTAAAGAAGAAGTTACCCATAAATTTTCTGCATAATTATATGTTACACATCTATCAATTTGATCAGTACCATTTTTTGCATAAAACCAATTTATTTCATTATATAAAGTATTGTGTTCTGCATATATTATATCACTTGCATTATAATTAATTCCTAAATTATCTCCTGTTGTAGTAAACACAAAATCTTCAACAAGACATGGTAATGATTTTACAGTACCATCAAACATAAAAAATCCACCTTCACCTGACATCCAAAACACTATACCATTAGAATAAGTAAGTGCGTTTTGTCCAATCAATCCACAGTTAGTACCAACTTGTCTAACACTAAATGTAAATGGTGGTCCAACATATTGAATGACATATGCAGATGAATCCGTTAATACTAATGTGTAGTCTTTACCAGACACAGCACCTACAATTTCATTCCCTTTATCTAATCTAAAAGTTCCTGCTGTATTAGTTGCTGTTGGTTGATAAGTATTAAAATCTTCTTGATTTGAAAATCTAATAAACATTGGATCTTGTGTTGATGAATCTCCAATAGTTGTCTCTGTTCCAAAATGAAATACATGTCTATCTCTATCCGATACTTGTGTTAATCTTGATGCAGTGGGTGCACCAGTCATAACGGTTGCTCTAACTGTTCTTGCATTAACTGTCCCTGCATTCCATGTAAATGTTTTACCATTATGAATAGTTGCAGTTAATATTTGACCAAAGTTATCTAGACTCCAGAGCCCTGGATCCAGAGTCACGTCACTGGTTGCACTTGCAGTTCCCCATGTGCTTGAGCCCCATGTATCTGTACCCCAACCAAAACCTGCGGTTTGAAACGTTGGACCAACAACTACATAAGGATCTATTTGTGCAGATCCTGTTCCAGAAGTCGTGCCTGCTGAATTAGAAGGCATGGTAATCTCAAAAGTGTCTGCAGTTTTATTTAAAACTTCAAAAGTATTTTCTGTAAAGTCTGTTGTTGCATATCCTGATCCTGTTGGAACCGTAACAGATGAAAATGTTACATATCTTCCATTCGATAAATTATGAGCAGTTTTGTTAACAGTAACTGTTGGTGAACCCGTTGAAGCATCAAAGTCAGCTCCAGTGATTGCTGTGTCTAAAGGCGTAATATCAAAAAATTCTCCGCTGTAATATAGAAATAAACCTTGTGAAGTTCCTATAGCTACATATTTTTCACCAGCAATACTAATAAAGGCATGTTGAGCACGTGCTGCTCCAGGTAAAGTGTTATTGGAGTTAGTAAGTTGTGACCATCCACCTATTTTTTCAGGTAGTCCGTATCTAAATCTAACAAAATCTCCATCTACCCATTGAGATTCTCCCCCTGAATCCGTGACCATTTTGTTAAAACCAGGCTTGAAATTTAATTTTTGTAGCATATAATAGTTTATATATCAGTTTTAAAGATAATGAAAGTAACATATTACAGCCATCATGTCTAAAGTTTTAGCACTACATGATTCTCATAATGCTTCTCTTTGTGAGGTAGAAGATAATAAAATTATTTACTTTCAAGAAGCGGAAAGATTAAATTCAATAAAATACAGTGACACTTGGCAAACATTACTAGAGAAATATAGAGATAAAAAATTTGATGAAATTATATTTGTGCGTGCCAGAGGAGATAACGAATATACTGAAACCAATAAAAAACAAATTAGAGAAACATTTAATTTGTTTAATATTACGTGTGATATTTTTTCTATAAAAAAAGAACATCATTTCTTTCACGCATGTGCTAGTTTTTATAACTCAGGATATGAAGATTCATTTTGTTTAATTATGGATGGATTTGGATCAAACGATGATAAAGGTAAAGAAATAGTTTCGCTATATTATTTTAACAAAAATAAATATAAGAAAATATTTCAAGTATTTTCTTCAGATAAAGATTATATTGATGGTAAAAATATTTATTTAAATACCTTAAGTATAGGACATCTGTTTGAATGGGCCGTAAAACTTTATGGATATAAAGGACCGGGTTCGGTCATGGGTAAATCATCTTTTGGAAAAAATATAAAAGTACAAAAAATATACACTACGAAATTTAATCATTTTGTTTTTATTCAAAATAAACTTTTTAAGTTAAAAAATTGTGATGACTTATTAGGATGCTGCGTAGTTCAAAAGAATTCAGAAGATATTATTTTAAAATATGTAAAAAATATTATTAAAAATAAAAAAAGAAATTTATGTGTGTCTGGTGGAGTGTTTCAAAACACTGTAATTAATTCAAAGATACTTGATATTTGCCCTAATTTGTATGTAGACCCATTTGCGGATGATAGTGGAATTTCTATGGGAGCAGCTCTTTGGAAAATAAATACAAATAAATTTGTAAAAAATAAAATAACTAGTTTATTTTTAGGAGACTCTCCTAATTATTCTTTAATAAATACATTTCAAAAAGAAAAATTTAAATTTGTAACGTATAAAGATGTTGCAGAACTTATTAGCAATAAAAATATTGTAGCTATATATCAAGGTAGAAATGAGATGGGTAAAAGAGCCTTAGGCAATAGATCTTTTTTGTATGACCCTAGGGACAATAATGGCAGAGATCTTTTAAATAGATTAAAAGAAAGAGAATGGTTCAGACCAACAGCTGGAACTATTTTACATCAATATGCTGATGAATGGTTTTATCTAAAATCAAAAAAAGAAACACCTTTTATGTCTTATGTATTTAAAATTAAAAATAAAAAAGCACCTGGAATAACTCATGTTGATGACACTTGTAGAATTCAAACTTTGAAAAAAGAAGAAAATTTTCATTACTACAATTTAATAAACGAGTTTTACAAAATAACTGGGGTGCCTATATTATTAAACACTTCTTTTAATTTTGCAGGACAACCACTAGTAAATAGTGTAACTAATGCTTTGAATACTTTGGCAGATAATAGAAATATATTTAACTATATTTATTTTCCAGAGATTGGTAAACTATACTGGAAATAATATAATGACTTACGATCATAAAATATCTGATTTAAAATATAGAATAAATAGTTTGGTTCCTAAAAACGTATGTTACAAAATTATACAAATATTCGAAAAATATCCAGAGTTGTGTTTCACAGAAGAAAGCTACAAATATAAAACTCAGAAAAAAGAAAATGATAATTTTAAATGTTTAAACTTATCAAAAATAAATAATCCTAATGAAGATATACTTTATGCTTTTAATAGAGCCAAAGAATATATATCAATAATGATACTTAATTATGTTAATTACATAAAAATGAAAAAAATATCCCCTGATTTTAATGATCGCAATATTAAACATACGGATAATATAAGAATTTTAAAATATGAAAAAGGACAGTGTATAAAAGATCATACAGATGTAGCATTTAACATAAGGGGTTCTTGTACATTAAATTTAAATGAAGACTATGAAGGAGGAGAGTTTAGATTTTTTGACGGTCAAATAAAAGAATCTTTTAAAACAGGAGATGCTTTAATATTTCCTGCCGAACCTATTTGGATACATGGCACTGAACCGGTAAGAAAAGGCACTAGATATTCAATTAATTGTTTTTTAAAATAATGAAATTAATATATTCAATACCCGATAAATTGTATTATTTTTTTAATTTTTTAGATTTAAATACTTATAAAAAAATACATTATGATGTATTTAAAAGTAAATTAATTTATTTAAAGTCTACGGAAAAAAATTGGCAAAAAGATTTAAAGTATGGGCATGTAAATTTTGTTAAAAACACACGTTTAGATATAAACTATGGACCTCTTAAAAAAATGAAAATATTGTTAGAACATAACCCTTTTCATAAAATTAAATTTAAAAATTTCAAACCTTTAATTCATTCAATGGAAGATGGGTCAGGTATTAATTGGCATGATGATTCTGCACATAAATATGGAATTACCTATTATCTAAATCATAGATGGAATAATAAATTTGGAGGGGAGTTTTTATTCAAAGATAAAAATGCTAATGGTTTTATACCTTTAGTGGGTAATTCATTAGTTATAGTTAAATCTCCTTTAGACCATAAAGTAGGTCCTGTTCAAAAACCATTGATACCTAGAAAAACAATACAAATATTTATTTAGAAAATGATACAAAGAACTCAACAAATAGAAAATTTTATAGGTATTTATGATAATTATATATTACCTGAAGAATGTAATAAGGCCATTAAACTATATGAAAATCAAAATAAGTTTAATAATACATTTGATAGAATGATTTTTGAAAAACAATCTATACTTCAAAAACAAGATAAACAATTTTTTGCAGAAAATAATAATATTGATGTATGGTGGGAATCTTTAAAGCCTATGATTATAAATTTTGAAATGGCTTGGGAAAATTACAAAAAAAACACAGGTGCTGGTGATGCTTATGGAACTCCTTTTTATTTTACTTCTTTAAAAATACAAAAAACTTTACCTACTGAAGGTTATCATGTTTGGCACGTTGAGCATCAAAAAGGTTATGAAAATGAACCTAGAGCTTTTGTTTTTTCTATATATTTAAATGATATTGAAGAAGGTGGGGAAACAGAATTTTTACATTTTTCAAAAAGAGTTAAACCTAAAACAGGCAGAATAGTTATATGGCCTGCGGGTTTTCCATATGTTCATAGAGGTAATCCACCTTTATCTGGTGAAAAATATATTTTAACTTCTTGGATGATGTTAAGATGAAAAAATTTGATCCTTTTTCATATGAAAATTTATTCTATAAATATAATTTAAAAATTTCTAAAGATGAGATTAATCAAATTTTATTTTTGCTAAGAAAAAATGTACACTCAAGCGAACAATTAACCACATATTTATCATTAAATGTATTAAATTTTCCTTTATTAAAAAATTTAAAAAAACAAATAACTAATATTTTAGATCAACATAATTTATTTTTAAGCGATAACTGGGCTCAGTTATATAATAAAGAAAGTAAACATAGTGTTCACAATCATTATGGATCATATTATTCTGGAGTAATTTATATGAAAGGTAAAGATCCAAGTCCTACTATTTTTTATAGTAGACAAGAGTTAGATAAATATTTTCATAAATTTGAAGAAAATACATTGATAATGTTTCCTTCTACGATTCTTCATGAAGTAGAACGTTTAGATAAAGATGAAGAAAGATTAATAATTTCTTTTAATACTAGGAAGAAGAAGTAGGTCTTGCACCTAGTCTAGCAATTTTTTCAGCAGAAGTTTCATCTCTATATGATTCTGAACCCTTTGGTTCTTCTACAAGTTCATTATCATTGTCCCAATCACTCTGTAATCTAGCTAAATGAGCATTTTCCCACTTTGTTACAAATTGAGCATGAAAATCACCTAGGCCAGCTTCAGTCCATGTTGTATGAGGTGTATCGTCTCTAAATTCTATTGTATCATTGTAGTCAAGATTATCATCCTTATATTGAATAGCCCATATGTTTGACCATTTTGAATCGTTCCAAAAAGAATCATCATCAATATTATAACCAACGGAATGTCCATCTATTTTAACATCTTGATTAATAATTAACTTATCTTCAAATACCACTGTCCAATTTGAGTTTGTTGCCATATTTCTCCTACGTCTTAATTATATATATTAATGCTAGATAAGGTTGAACAACTGAAGTTGCATCTCCTGCAAAGTTAGCACTCATATTATGTGAGTGACCAGAACCTGAACCAGCATTTCCAGTGTTACTATTTGTAGCAAGACTATTAGGCGCTGGGGAATCATTTCTTCGTCCTGCTGTAGCTGCGGCACTGTGGCTGTGGCTAGCAAGTTGTGATGTTGATAAAGTTGCGTTAGCTGTTGAACCTGCAACGTTTCCAGTTGAAGTTACAGTGTTTGCTCCACCAGTTGATGCTAATGCTTTATTACCTGATTTACCTACAACAACTTCGTCTTGTAAATCAGGAAGATTAAAAGTAGATGATCCATCACCTGCACCATAAGTTGTACCTACCACTGCAAATAAATCTGCATAAGTTGATCTTGAAACGGCTGCACCATTACATTCTAAAAAACCTGTTGCAATTGTTGAATCTGTCCAAGGAACAATTGTTCCTGTAGGAATTCCTTCAACACCTATAAAAGCACCATTATTAATAACTGTAGTTCCACCTGATACAATAGCCATTATTTATCTCCTTCTATCTTAGATAAATTAATTTTAAATTTTTCTCCAGATATATTATTTATCATAAATATATCACTTTCACCCTCTTGTAAAGTCCAATTTCCTTTAGTTCCATCAACTATATTACCTTTTTCTTTAAATTTATTTGATAAATGTAAGTCTCCTGTATATATGTTTCTCCAAACATTGCCTGATGCACCTAAGTCGTAGGTATCATTGGCTCCTGGAACAAGATGTCCTGTAGCTGTTACACCTCCAACTGAACTTAATCCTTCTTCAACATTAGTTCCATCAGAGTATAAAATTTTAGTTCCTTTGTCTGTTGCAGACCAAGTAACCCCTGTTCCAGAACTTGTTTTAAAAGTTACAGTGTGAGCACCTGTTGTAGCGTTTTCTATAATATAAGTTTTTTCAATAGAGTCTGGAATAACTACATTTTTATTTCCTGATATAGTTCCTGTTAGTTTTATAACCTGATTTTTTCCATTTGATACAACACCATTAGAAAAAGTTAAAGTTGCTGCTGAAGTAATTCCAATTGATTGATAACCACCAATTGCTTGTTCTAATATAAGTAAATTAGTATTAGTTATCTGACCCCAAGTTCCTGAATTTTCTCCAGTTGTTTGTACAGTTAATTTTAAATTAGATGATGTAGTGTTTGCCATATTTTAAGTTCCTTAAATTATATTATAATATTTCATTTATGCAGCAGTGTCAACTTCTGTCCAAGTACCAGAAGAGCCTTGATTTACCTCTGTCCATGTTGATGTAGATCCGGTATCTACTTCAGTCCAGACTATGGTTTTTTCGTCTCCTAAAGCAATTGTCATGGCTATACCGGTTGGTCTAGCAACAGAATCTGTAGCATCTGCTTGACCTTCTTGCATGGTCATTTCTTGACCAGTTAAATCTACTAAAGTATTAGCGTCTAAGACAGCTGTACCAAGATTTGCTGTAAATCCTATTCCAGTTACAGAAACGTTTGCATCTGCAGTGACTGTTGAAGAATTTTCTTGCACAGTCATTTCTTGACCAGTAACTGCAACATCAACCTTAGCAGAAGCAACAACAGTTCCTGCAGCTATTGATAATAATTCTCCTGTTACATCTGTGTTGGCATCTGCTGTTACAGTTAAACTTCCTATTCCTGCTGTTAATAATTCACCTGTTACATCTATATTAGCTCCTGCTGTAACTGTTCCAAGACCTAACGCTGCAGACATTCCAATACCAACGACGGAAGCGTCTGGAGAAGGATCCACTGTTCCTTCTTCTGCAGTCATTGCTTCACCACTAACTGAAGCAAATGTATTTGCGTCTAGGATTAAAGTTCCTTCTGTTGCAGTTAAAGCTTGACCTGTTATAGAAATATTTGCATCTGCAGTAACAGTTGAACTGTTTTCCTGCATAGTTAATTCTTGACCAGAAAGTAAAACTTCACCTGTACCTATAGCTGCAACATTACCTAATGACATAGGTAGTTCAGTTCCTACACCAATACCACCTACAGTAGCTTCTACTCCAACAGGAATATTAAATGTAGCTGGACTTAGTGTAGCAAAAGGTGCTTCACCAAAAGCTGTTAATGTATCATGTGTAGGATTATTTACATTCGTAGTTAATTCAAAACCAGTTACAGGAACATCTGCATCTGCTGAAGATTCTGTTACATCTCCTAAAGTTCCTGATAAAGTTTCTCCGGTAACAGGAACAAGGGCACCAGAAAAAGTTGCAACAGTTCCTTCTGTAGAAGTTAATTGTTGACCTGTAACAGGTACGTTTGCATCAGCTGTGATAGCAGGAGTATTTTCCTGCATAGTCATTTCTATACCAGATGCATATATAATTACATCTGAATCTTCCGTGCTGAAAGCAGCTTCTGAATATGCGGTGACTCCTAGGGCCATAAACTAGGCTCCTGTTTTTTGTTCTTCTTTTTTTTCTGTAGGTAATTCTTTTCTAAGTATTTCAGAATAATGTTTTTGTAACACTTCTAAGTCAGTAAATTGAATAGTTAATTCATTCTTTTTTATAGCTATGTTTTGAAGCTTATTTAAAAATACTTTACCTTCATCAGATAATTTTTCGCTATCATATTCTTTTTTATCAAAAGTAAAAATCATTACATTTCCTCTAATTTAAATTTATATTTCTTACCATTTTTATTGTTTAAAATATATAAGTGTTCTTCACCCTCTTGAATAGTCCAGTTACCTTTTGTACCATCAACAGTATTACCTTCATCTTTTGCTTCGTTAGATAAATGTAAGTCTCCAGTGTATATGTTTCTCCACACGTTTCCAGAAGCTCCTAAATCATATGTGTCATTAGCACCGGGAACAAGATCTCTTGCTGCTGTAATGTAAGAATTATTTACTTCAAGTCTTTCAGTACCACCTGTTACAACTCTCCATTGGTCTGTTGTATGAAATCCAATATAACAGTTAGTATCACCGAGGTGAACAATATTTTGAGGTATACTTAAATCAGTTCCATCAAATGTCATGTTTGATTCAGCATTCATAGCATCTGCACCAGTTGCAGTTAGAACTCTATTGTTTGAACCATTTGACATGAAGTCTGATACATCAACAGAAATAGAATCTGCAGCTACATCAATACCTGTTCCTGCACCTACAGCTAACGAACCTGATGTTGTAACAGATCCAGTTAATCCATTTCCACCCGTAACTGAAGTTACTGTTCCTGTATTTGTTGTAAATCCACTATCATTGTTAAATCCTGAAATATTAATATTCCCCTTAGTTAATTTTTTCTGTGCGTTAGCATTATCAATTACAGCAAAAAAATCACCATCTGTATCTGCTGTAGAAGTTGCAAGTTCTGATAAGTCTACGTTTAATGTGACACTACCTGAAGTTCCACCGCCATCTAGTAAAGTTCCCGCAGTTACTCCTGTAATATCTCCAACGTTAATAGAGCCACCTAACGATGTAGATGACCCATTAATTGTAATTGCACTATTTGCTAATGCTGAATTTGGAATAGAACTTAGTCTGGCATTTGGAACTGTTCCTGAACTTAAA